TGACCACCTTCAAGATCGCACCCTCGCTCAAAGGCTTGGTCAGCCCCGACAGCTCCACCAGAGCGTAGGGTCAAGTCTTTCTTAGTACAGACCCGACCTACCTTAGTCATAAAGTCAAGACAGGCTTGTGGTGTTTTCCTACTACCTATTCCAGCGTAGTGCATATTTACTCCCCCTGTATCATATAATCTACAGGTCTTATATGATTAGGAGTTATAAACATGGGATATAAGCGATGGGATCATGTGGAAGATACGATACTTAGGGTGTGGTGCGATCAAGAGTCTTGTGAACAGTTAGCCGAGAGACTTAATAGGTCTGTGGGGAGCGTTAAGTCCAGACTTCAAACGCTAGGCATCAAGAAGAAGAACATATACCCTAACCGAGTGTGGACAAAGGAGATGGAAAAGCTCTTAAAGACGAAGGCCGGAAATCAAAGCACAAAATCTATAGCTCGCCTGTTAAAGATGCCTGTCAACAGAGTGAAACTCAAAGCCAATCGAATGGGGGTGAGCCTAAGAACAAAAAAGTATCGGTTATGGACAGAGGGAGAGATGGAAAGACTTGAGAAATCCCTTCACCTATGCGACTGGACAGAGATAGCCGAAAAGGTAGGTAGAACCGAGGACGCTTGTCGGAAGAAAGCGAGTGAGATTGGGCTTAATCTTGACCAGAGGAGAGATTGGACAACTAAAGATTTAAAGCTACTACATGAGGGCAGACTAAATGGTATGTCATATAAGAGGATTGCCAAGAAACTAAATCGAACAGAGAGTTCTGTAAGGAAACGATATGCTAGATATAAAAAAGAATGTAATCTTACTTAGCCTACTCTTAACACCTCTAATCTCTCACGCTCAGATCGGGTGCATTGACGCTGACTACTCAAAGGTAGAGTCAGCCCATGTAGAGCGTACCAAAGACATCTTAACGATTAGGGTAATCATACAACCCCCCACAGACATAGATGTGGAGACACTATATGAGGGTAATGTCCTACAAATCCGTATCTATGGAACATATATAATGCAAGACCACATTCAGATAAACCCTATTGTAAGCCTCTTAGAGTACACAGGATTTACTCAGTTGAATGTGGTCGGGGGGAAGCGTGTTCACCATGTGAAAGTTGAGGGTTCAAGTACCCTCAAGATCACCGTTGGTGTTTAGTAACGATTTCTGCGTGAAGCGTTCTTGGTGTAGATCATTCCAAGACCATCTGTGAACTCACCCTTCTCAAACTTCACATCATGCTTCTTAGCAAGTGATTTAACTTGCTTCTCCACCTGCTTGTTGTCCATTGTTGACATGAGGAAAGTAAGGACACCATCTTCAATCTCGATGTCCTCAATGCCGAAGGTGTCCTCAAGATCCCTTCTAAGCTGACGAACATTTACTGTACCAGCGAGGATAATGTGTCCTGCAACCTTACGAGTAGAAGCAAGACGACTTCTATTAACTAAAAAAAAGTCGGACCTACCGTCTGCAACCAAAACGATTTTAACAGGAACTTCTAGCTTAGAAGGATAACCACTTCTAGTGGTAAGTTTGGGAGTCCCAACCTTTTTGACACCGAAACCAGCGTCTTTCAACACTCGCACACCAGAAAAGTTAGCCTGTTCAAGTGCCTCATCAACAAAGTGGTATAGCTTTGAACGAGGGTTCTCAATCGTAGCGTCATCAACAATCAAGTCATTGAGAGTGACTGTAGCTTCGACCTCATACTCATATACATTAAAGTTTTCCGAGTATGAACTCATATCTTCCCTGTAGCCAATCTCTTTAGCTTTGTTTACCTCAATAGTAAACCAATAATCCTCCATGTCATTCTCATAGAAGGGATCTTCACTTAGCAGATCTTCAAGCTCTGCCAACACTTTTTTAGGTAGCTCATGGCGACCCGCTGATTTCTCAAGGCGAGCGACTCTTGACTCAAGGTCGCTAATGATTTCTGATGCAGATCTTCTCATAGTGATTTCTCCATTTGGTTTAAGATTTAAGAGATCACTTATGAGAAGCCTATAAAGGAACTACAAATAATGTCTTAGGACAGGCGATAAGTGCGAGGGTCGATCCTGTTTGGATTGACTTTCCCATACTTATCCATAAGTGCTTTCACAGCTTTCTTAACAGCAGTGTCTGCTTCATATTCATCAGACCATTCAAGAAAATAATCTTCCCATTCTGGATTACCGTGATCTGGATTATCGAATTCACCTCGGCTATCCTCAAGCTCTCTCACAACATTTTTAAGAAACTTATCTGTGTTGTAAAGATTAAAATTGATAGCTCTTTCACCTCTCCCTGGAGCAACTCGATTCAATTCTTCAATCAAGTTAGAGCTGTCAAAGGCATCCTCGACACATCTTTCGACTGTAAAATCTGGTGGTAGACCATTACTATAAATGAAGTCATTGGCAAAGGTTTCTTTGAAAGTCTCTTCGATTTTGGAGATCATGCGTTTGTCGTTGTACTTACCGCCAACATAGATACGAATAAAACCCTTCCCCTTTACGATCTCAAAGGTGTCATTTGGGTTGTAGTTAGCCGCCACACGCATTTGACGCTCAAGTTTAGCGATACGACCTTCAAGGTTGCTAATGATTTCTGATGCAGATCTTCTCATAGCGATTTCTCCATTTGGTTTAAGATTTAAGAGATCACTTATGAGAAGTCTATAAAGAAACTACAAACCCTTCATCGCCTTAGCCACTCGATAAGGGAAGGTTATCCCACCGTAAACGAAGCCTGTATATACCTGTACGAGATCAGCCCCAAGTCGAATACGATCAACAGCATCTTGAGGAGTCATCACACCTCCACTAGAAATCACAGGGTAGTCGCTATTCTCTTTCACCCATTCTAACTGCTGATGCCCTATATGTGTAAGAGGCTTGCCCGACAACCCCCCTTTTACTGTGGGGAGCGTATTGCTACAGATCACTCCCTTAACCCCACTCTCCTTGAGAACACTTAAAGTATGGATCAGCTTCATCTTGTCCTCCATGATGTGGAGCTTAACAAGAACTGGTGTATCGGTATGATCTATGAGGTTTAAACATTTATATATGTTCTCTGGTGTCTCCACATTCGGACAAGACCCATTTAGAACGATGTAATCTACACTCTTACGCAGTCGGGAGAATGTCTCATAAATCTCGGTGAGACAATATCCAGGATTTCCCATATCGCCATAAGCGATTGATCCTCCAAGAACTAATCCTTTAGGTCGGCATCTTTTGATGTTCCGAACCATCTGGTTCACCCCGACATTAGGGAGTCCGAGCTTATTGATAAGTGCGTTCGGTTGCCTCTCTATATACTGAGGCGTGTGCCCTCTCTGCATAGCAAGAGTGACTGTACCTACCTCTACATGACCGAAGCCGAAAGACTTTAAGCCCCTCAAAGCAACCGCGTCTTTATCGAAGCCAGCACTAAGACCTAACCGATTAGGGAAATCTAACCCAAAGACATTATGTGGGTCAAAGATTTTCGGATACGGAAAAGATCTTTTTAGTAAAGAAATAGCTATTTTATGAGCTGTAAAGGGGTCTAAGAGATGGAGCATAGTTTTTACCCAAATTTTTTTTTGCTAGGGGGTACTGTCGGTGGTATATACGCACCCTTAAATACACCAAAGGAGCTTAAAATGACAGTTCTTGCTATCTCTTGTACCACTCTTATCTATTCAATTTACTTTATAGAAGCCTATAAAGCATACAAAAGGGGGGATGAGTCTCAAAGACCTAAACCTTGGTTAGATTAGTCCTCTCTTCCTCTGCACATATGCTCTTTTCCTACATGGATCAGAGCAGTAAGCCTTTCGGTTCTTAGGTACTTCGTTCGAGCAAGTGATCGAGGTACAGATACTGCTCGGCTCTGGTGCAATCGGCTTAGGTGGAGTGATCGGAGTTTGCTTCTTCTCTGATGTCTCCACCTTACGAGTGCGAGTTCGCTTAGGATTTCGTGTCTCGTAGTCAGCACGAGCCTTTTGCATACGACACTTGTCCGAGCAGTACCTCTTGCGACCTAAAGCGACCTCGTTTGTGCATCCATAATTGTCGCACTCCTTAGTCGATTTCTTAGGTTCATCAATCTGAATGACCTCCTCGACCTCTTTGATCGTCTTTCGGGCTTGCTCGGCTTTTTGATCCTCAAGCTCTTGATCGGTCAAAGGGTAGCCAACCATGCTCCTGCCAGGACAGGTGGAATACCAGCACTGTTCCGAGGACTCATAATGTCTAGTATAAGGGGCGAGATGAGCAAAGCACACCCACCTCTTTTTCCCTAGATCGTCTATATACCACTTTACAGGACACTTCCCTGTTCCGTCTCTTCGCATTATTTGTCCTCTGGAGTTTTATATGTTTGGTTATGAGCGTTGTGCGTCTTGCAAATTGTACTACTTGACTCAAGATTTTAACGAAAACATTTGCATTGAATGTTCTCCCACAAGCCGAGAGAGAAAGACTCCTGTACCTCTATCAAAGGTACAATACAAGAAGCTCTATGAAAAAAGACTGTCGGCTGTCAAGAGCATCCTCAAACCTACTCTGCCTGCTTTCCCCTCTGATGTGTTCGATTGCATCGAGACACACAAGGAAGGGTAAAACCACTCTCGTGGCAAATAGCAGAATCTCCCTCAGAAGGCAAAGGTGAATCACACCTCTTACATTTAAGCTCTATGTTTCGTTTGTCTAAGTCTGGATGGAAGCAGGGCATTATTCACTTTCCTTTTTATGGTCTGTCGGTATAGATAACAATACCACAAACAGCGAAAGGATCGTGGACTTATGACGAATGACTTTAGATCTGAGATGGTCAGTATTTATGATGACGGTATCGGAGGGGTAGCCCTCATTCAAGCTATGGGCGATGACCTCACAATCGTCAACAGTGCTAGGGCAAGTCTAGGGCAAGTCAGCACAGAGATGGGTGAGCGTGAGGAACGACTCTGCAACTTCCTCATCAAAGAAGGACACACCTCAACCACAGAACATAATGTCGTATCGTTTTGGATCAAAGTACCTCTCTTCGTTGCCCGACAACAGATGAGACACAGGACATTCTCTTACAATGAGATTTCTAGGCGATACACAAGCTCGGACATCGAGTTTTACTTCCCAAGCGAGATGCGTAAGCAAGACACTAAGAACAGGCAAGCAAGCCTTGACGAAACCTTCAATCCTGTCGTTGAGTTCGACCCAAATGACTTCCCTAAGTTCCTCAAGCTCGATGCTGTCTCTGCTATCAAGAGCCATGCGACTGACTCTATCCGACTCTACAATCAGTTAGTAGAAAAGGGTGTGGCAAGAGATCAAGCTCGTATGATCCTCCCACAGAACCTATACACCACTTATTGGGCGACAGGTTCTCTCCACAACTGGGTCAATAGCTTTATTGCTAAACGAGATCACGCAGACGCTCAATGGGAGATCAAGCTCCTCGCTCGTGAGATTTCTCGGCAAATCCAAAAGCTATGGCCTCTCGCCCACGCTAACTTCGTCAAGCATGGGAAGATCCCTCCCTTAGACTAATAGTTTATTTATATATCTCCATAGGTGTCTTAAAACACCTAACACATGGAGAAATGACATGGGATTTACAATCGGAGATACAGTCAAAGTTGTTTCAGGCCCACTTAAAGGATCTGTTGGCGAGATCACAAGCGTAAGTGGAAACCTTGCACTTGAGGTTTTAGTTGCAAAGAGTCCTGTAAGAGCTTTTGAAGGAAGCAAGACTTTTTTCAGAATAGATCAGCTTAAAGTTCAGAGTTCACGCAAATCAGCCTCGGAAGTAATCAGAAGCCTTGAGATGAGGATCGCTCGTCTCGAAAGACAAGCGGCGGAAAATCACCTCAAATCCGCTGATATTGTAAAGTACCTCGGCCAGTTAGGGATTAAACTTCCCTTATGGGAAGAAGCTAAGGGTATGAGTCTTAAAGAAAGAATGGACCTCTCAAAGAAGGTTGGTCATGCTCTTGGGGATAACTGGTCAGCCTTTCTGTTGCGTCATGGAGAGATTGTCATTTCTGGCGTAGATGTTTTACCTGCAAAAAAACCTGATGCTGACTGGTGGGCTGGACTTATTTGTTCAAAAACAGGAAAGTTTATTGCGGCGGACAAATGGTTTCAAAAAGCATTCATTAGAGGGTTTGAAGATAGTGAATGGATTAACGACTATAACTTAGGGGTTGCCGAAGAAGCGGCAAACTATGATGTACCAGCGAGCCGATACATTCACGCAGATAAGTTAGCTAAGGGCATTAAATTTAATGTCAGAGGCACTGATCTCGTCATCTCTATCAAACGCTAAAAGAAGCTCAACAACAACGCAGTCGTTCCAAACAGAGAATAGAATGTGATGTCATTGAGCCTATCCCTATACTCCTCCTCACTTAGCCCCTCGGAGGACTTTGAGTTGAGGTATCGGGCATAGAAAAAACAAGCTAGGCTAACTAAGGCACAATAAAGTTGTCGGTTCATTTCAAGTGTCTTTATTCTGGGTTTGATTTAAAGGTTATACCTTACTACCCATCAATAAATGACACTACTTACTGACGCTGATCCCACAACAGGGGCAACGACATTCATCTGCCACATCTAACTTAGCGAGCATACGATTTCTCGCATCTTTAAGGCTGATGTCATACCCTTCGGGCAAAGGCACAGGATCAATGGAAGGAAGCGTCTTTCGTTGCCTCTTTTTAACACGCTTTGGAGGCACAGCTTCAGACTCTGGTACAGCTTTCCATCGCCAAGCCTTTCGACCCGACTCGGTGATGCCCTTAGTGTTCGTGTTGAGGACAAGACCTTTATCCATAAGGTTGATCCGACATGGACGATATGTGTTTGGGTTCATACCCAACGCTCGAAAGCCCTCATCGTCTGTGATGCCTTGGTCGCCTTTAGAGAGTATGTGTCGGTAAACCCGATCTGTTATGTTTGTGATTTGAGGCTCAATGGACTCAAGTGCTTCACGAGAAGTCTCCATATTAGACATGAGCAGTCCTTTCATAAAAGAGGTCAGATAATAACCCCTTATATGAAATCAACCCTCTGCGTGTCTCTTTGCCTCTCGTTGAAGATACCAGATCGCTTTGTTCAAGTCCTCAATAGAACTCTCACCTGGTTTCTTCCCTGCTCGCAATATGTACTTGATCGCTGACCCAAGCGAAAAGTTGAGATTGTAAGCCTCAATCACATCTATGGCTTCCATCCCCTTTGCTTGATAATGGTCGGGATGGTCTATCTTCTCGTACTTTTGCTTCTTACTCATAACAAAATCACTCTCTCTCCACTTATCGTCCATGTATGGTAGTCGGTATGCCCTACATACTCTCTACCATCCATTTCAACTAAAGATAAGCAACCAAGATGTGTATCTTCCCTCGCCTCTAGGTCTTTCCTGTGATGAGTAAAGTACAAGTTGCCTAACGAATAAAAAATAGGCTTACCTTTATAGACTTCCATAGGCTGTATCACATGAGGGTGATGACCGATAACCATATCCACACCACAATCAATGAGCCTTTTACCGACCCTCTTTTGCTCCTCTGTAGGCATCTCATATTCAGCTCCCCAATGTACACAACATAGGAACGCATAATCGGGAAGTAGCTTTCGATAATGAGGGACGACTTTTTTCACTAACAAGTCAAGAAAATAAGGGCCACAGCAAACAGGATCTTCATACCCATACTTACCGATTAAGTCGGCTGAGAAAATCGCTAACCCAAGATCATGGTCGATATGAGGCTTCAAATAGTCTGTACCTGTACCCGAATGTGAGATGCCAACCTTATCAAGAGTTGAGATTGTATCTTCGACACTAGAAGCAAAGTCCATAGCATGATTATTAGCTAGAGATAGATAGTCCACATCCGAGTCTAAAAGATGCACCACATCACTGATCTCACCATATAAATAAACACCAGCGTGAGGCTTAGGGAGCTTCACTCTTGGCTTCCTTGTAAGAGGGCTTTCAAGATTGAAAATAGAGTAGTCTCTAGGGATCAATGCAAGCTCTGTTAGACACCCATCAGTGCCATAATGGATTTCTTTTCCTTTGTAAATACGACCAAAGGATATGTCTCCTCCAACTAGTATCTTCATTACTCGTCCAACTTTTTAAGGTGAGGTAAGCGAGCAAACCCTTCAAAAAGATGGAAATGCTTATCTTCATCGTCCCATTCTTTGTAGTTTAAAAGCTCGTTCAAAGAGTAAGTAAAACGATCAACCTTTGAACCAGGATTTGGTGCTCTGTTTCCTTCAATCGCTGTGATCTTATCTCCCTCTACATACTCTATAATCCCAATGTGTCCGTTCTTGTTCCCCTCCTCTTTTCTATCCCAAACAATGATGTCTCCAGGCATCGGATTTAATGAGACATACCCGATCTCTGCAATCTGCTTGTAAAGCTCTTTAGCATATCCAGTCTTGTCATTCTTCTCTAAGACAGGATCAATACCATTCTCTTCACAGGCTTTCTTAATACAGTAAAATATGAACCTCGCACACCACGCCGCTGTCTCTTTATTCGGTGCGTCTATATGCTTCATAAACCAACCAACATTAGTCGTATGCTCTGACTCCCCAAAGCCAATATAGCTCCGAGCAAACCTCAACGCCTCTAAGCCAAGATTAGAGGGCTTCTCCTCTTTAAGAACCACCTTCTTATCGTCACACCAAGTTTGATGGTGGTCTACACCTTTAAAGTCTCGACCTTCAAAGTTAAGAGTTGAAAGGTAAGCGTAATGAACATTTGGTGGCTTATTGTATTCTGGATTTCTATGAGTGAAGTACAAGTTCCCTAAAGAGTAAAACAGAGGCTTACCCTTATACATCTCGAAGTATTGAACCTTATGTGAATGATTACCTAAAACAACATCAATGCCACAGTCGATGAGCTTCCGACCCATAGATTTCTGACCCTTGTTCGGACTCACCCTAAACCGACCCCAATGAACACAACAAATCAGAAGGTAATCCTCGTGCTTTGCTCTAAGCTCTTTAACCTCTTTAAAGAAGTCTTTGATGTCCTCTTTGCAGTTTAAAGGATCTTCTTTTTTGTAATGACACTCAACCGTATCTATCGAGAATACTATTATTTTCTTCTCTTTATCTATGTGCGTTCTATCATTAGAACCACACCCCGAATGTGAGATGCCAAACTTGTTGAGGACTTTACAGGTCTGTTCTACCCCTACCTCACCCCAATCAAGTGTATGGTTGTTAGCTAGAGAAACATGATCTACACCACACTCAATGAGATGCTTCACATCTTCTGGATTAGCATGAGTGTAGCTCGTACCCCACTTCTCATCTACATCTCTTTTATTTGCTTTCCAGTCATCGCAGAAAAGGCTCTCAAGGTTAAAGATACAATAATCTCTCTCTAGTTCGCCTATGGAAGCTAAACACAAAGGTGCTGAATAAGAAATCCTCTGACCTTCATAGATTCTGCCAAAGCTGACATCTCCACCTACAAGTATTTTCATAAGTCGTTCTCCTTCGTTTACCTAAATGGAAGGGCATAAAAAAAGTATTAAATCATTTAGACTCCCCATCATTGCCCTTATTCGCCTTCCTCTCATCAAGTTTAGCTTTAACTGCTTTACCACCGTCCACAACCTGCTTCCTCAATACCTTGCCCTCTAACTTCGCAATACGAGTAATCGCTTCTTGATGTCTTACTTCACATGAACCATGCTTTAGCTTACGATCAAGACCAGACACCTTCTTGAGTAGATAAAGCAAAGCCGCCCCCACTAAGGTAAAAGGCACAAGAGTAGCTGGAGGCTCAAAGGGAGGTGGTGGCTCTTTAGGTGGGTGTAAGATGATCTCTTGTGTCTCCAAAGAGAAATCACCCAAACTCACCTCTACCCCCTCAAGGTTCACTTCCCCCACTATTTTTGGTCTAGGATTCGGTCTAGGCTTCGGTCTAGGCTTCTCCCTTTCAATACCCACAGCAAGAACAATACGACCTCCTGCTTCTAGCTTGCAGTCATCTAACCTATACACAGATCCGTCATTAAGTCGGACTAGACCCCCTTTAAGCAGTTGAGCTGTAATCCCCTCTGTAATCACACACATAAGGTATCTCCTTTGTAATTGGTATAACTTACTAAACCCCTACAATATAAAAGCTATTAAGAGGTTTTTTAGCTCGTTTATAATCCAACCTCTATTAAAGGAGGCTCACATCATGGCTGTAGCATTTAAAAGAAATCAAATCCTCTCTCGTGGCGATCTCGACATCTTCCTCACAAACTCAAGTGGGAATGTCGCAAACGCCGCCGAGATCACTTACGCACTATATTATGTTGATCCTGGTCCACCCGAAACTGATGTACTCATCGGTGATCCTGCTCGCATACCAGAAAACCCATCGGTTGGTGAATACTATGCCTCTGTACGCATACCCACCACAGCTACCTATGGTCGCTATCGGATCAGATGGACGCTCAAAGAGTTGGTCAATAGCCAACCCCAAACTGTTGTCCAAGAGTTCGGGGTAGTCGCTGAGAACGCTGTGCTTGGATTACAGCTCACCGAAGCCCAAAGAGCTATGGTATGGAAACTTAGGATGCTGGTCCGAGACCAGAATCCAGACAAGTATTATAAGTTCAGACCACCAGAGCACGAAGCTAACATCGGAGCTTACAATCAAGTCTTTGGTCAAGTGTGGGAAGATGAGGAGATGCTTGAGTACCTAGAGCGAGCTTTAGATTGGTGGAATATGCAACCACCCGAAACTGAAGAGCTACAAAACCTAGACGCTCTCGTATCCCAAAAACCTGCTTGGAGAACCCCTATCCTTCAAGGTGCTATACAGTTCGCGGCTATGGCTCTACAAGCAAACTGGATCGTGGACGAATTCTCGGTTAGGGGGGATACCGACTTAGAGGTATTGCTCCCCAGCGGGGAAAAAGTCAAACTCACTATTGAGGAGCTACATGAGATTATAAAAGAGGAGGGTGAGGAGTAATGTTGAAGCAAAGACACCTCATAATGAAATACGGTTTTAACCAAAGACACCTAAAGAGTTTGATTGAGGAAGGTATCCTTAAAACCTTACCCACAGAGGGTAAGCGTAAAGTGCCACTTATAGACCCCAACTCTTTTGACAGTCTCTTAGAGGGGGATCACTACATTCCATGTAAGGAATGTGGGGCGAGGCTCGCTCAAGTGACTACAATGCATTTAAAATCTTGCTCTGGATTAACCGTAGACTCTTACTTTAAGAAGCACACGGATGCTCCTGTTATGTGTACCTTCACAAAGGAGAACAAAAAGAAATCAGAGGAGCAAAAAGCCAGGCAATCAGAAACACTCAAGGCTCGATTTAAAACACCACAAGGCGAGATCACAAGGAAGCAGATTAGCCAAGCAAGCATAAAGATGCAACAGAGTGAGGTGGGAGATCGCATCAAAGATGCTCTTAGAGAAAATAACAAAAACCCTATCACTCTCGCTAAAAAGAGCAAAAAGTCTAAAGCGATGTGGGCTACCAAGTCCCATCAAGAAAAGATAAAAAATTGGCACAAGGATAACCGAGATCAAGTCCTTGAAAGCTGTAAGTACGCAAGGGAACACATCTCCCACACTTACACAAAACCGCATCAGACTTTGAAACAGATGCTTGTTTCAGAGGGTATCGAGACTTTGACTGAACATAGCGTTTCTTACTACCATATAGATGAAGCCATACCTTCTCTCAAAATCGCTATAGAGGTTGACGGATGTTATTGGCATGGGTGCGATGCCTGTGGGTTTACCCCCACAAAAAGAATCGCAGGGAATGATAAAGCCAAAAACACAAACCTATCTAAGCTAGGGTGGGCTGTGCTTAGGTTAAAAGAACACGAAATATATGATTCCCCAAATTCTTGTCTTGAAAGAATAAAAACCCTAGTCCAGCAAAGGAGCGTATGATGGACAACTCGACCAAACAAGCAATCAAGCAGGCTTTCTTACAAGGGGAACTTAAAGTTCTCTCTGTTGACAATGAAACCAGCCAAGTAGACTACCAAGTTATCTCGGATGTGATGAGGCATCACACCCCACATAAAAAGATACTTAAAGTAGAACTGGATAACGGACAGTTCGTTATCGCTACCCAAGACCACTCCCTATTCACTATCGAAGAGGGTAAAATCAAAGCCATTGAAACAGATCAGTTTTCTGTTGGAGATACTCTCGCTATCGTTGAAGATGGTCAAGTCAAAGGGTGTCTTATCACTAACATCTCTCAAGAGGATGACTGCGAACACACTTATGACCTCTGTGTGCCTATGAACGAAAACTTTGTGCTTGCTAACGGAATACTAGCCCACAACTCGTATTCAATAGGTGGGATTTCCTTAGATGTAGAGCGTAGCTCAAAGTATGAAGGACTCAAATCATCTGCCGAGCAAATGTGGTCGATGTCCGTTGAAGCAAAAGCAAGAACCACAAAATATATGCGTGGGTTGAAGCAACCCAAGTACGGTGTGGGTATCCGCTCGGCCTTCGGACCTCATGTGGGAAGGGGTGTTTTAGCACCTAGAAACTTCCTGGTTTTGCCTTTATTTATAGGTAGCTACGAGATGCTTTCGGGCTTTTTGAGTGTAGCTCAAGGGGTCATCTGAGAACCCTCAAAGACCACCCTCAAACAGCGAAAGTATGGGGTTGGTGTTAGTAAAGCCCTAAAAAAACATTTGGACTTAATGTAGGCTGTGGTGTAAGTTAATCCCAACTCAAACAGAAAGGATTAACTTATGGCTACTTGCCCCCATTGTAAAAGAGTGTTCAAAACAGCAACAATTAGTGGTCGGCATCGCAAGGTTTGTTGGACAGATTGGAAACCCGAACCAATCACACCATGTATCTGTGGACATCAAGCTACATCAAACACACAGATGAAAAGACATAAGAGTGGGTGTGAGGTATGGCAAGGTCGGGATAAGAAAGCCATTGCTAATGCGAGGAGGAAGAATACTTACCTCAAGCGTTATGGGGTTGAGAACCCAGCTCACAACAAAGAGTCTGTGGAGAAGCGTAAACAGACTAACATCAAGCGTTATGGTGCAGAGAATCCTTTCTCAAAAGAGAGTAGTGTCTTTGAAAAGGTACAAGATGCCCTTGATGGTAAGCGTCCTGTCTTAAAGGGTAAGGATAACCCTTTTGCTTGGGAGAGCGTACAAGATAAGATTAAGCAGACGAACCTTGAGAGATATGGTGTAGTCAACCCTCAACAGAATGATGAGGTCAAGGCTAAGACAGAGGCTACTAATCTTGAGAGGTATGGTGGAACGCTATTGGGATCACCGGAGCTTAGGGCTAAGATTGAGGCAACGAATATAGAGCGTTATGGAGTGCCAATCCCTAGCATGAGTGAAGAAGTCATGGAGAAGGTTGTAGCGACTAATATGGAGCGATACGGTGTGCCTTACACTAGTGCTGTGGAGGAGTTTAGGGAGAAGCAACTCAAAACGATGATCGAGAACTATGGAAGCCACTACTTTGCGTCCGAGCAAGGCAAGAGGGAGATTAGGGATACGATGATGGACAGATATGGTGTTGATTTCCCTGGTGCTATTGATGGTCATTGGGATAAGGTCAAGAAAACCAACCTAAAGCGTTATGGTGTCGAGCATCCACTACAACTCCAAGAGTTTAGGGAGAAACAGTACGCAACCAACATGGAAAGGTACGGTACACCTTTCCTTGGCTTAGTTGCGAATGACATGAACGGATTTGAGTCAAGGGTTGCCTCATATAGCGACAAGCTCACTTTTACAGGTAATGGGGCATATTGGAGATTTCTTCCAAGCAAGAAGAACTTTGACGGTTCGATTGGTGGCTATAAGAACCCAGACTTTGTAGTTTGTGTGAGTGATGATCCCGAACATCCTTATAGGGGTGCTACAAAGGTAGTAGAGTGTTTCGGTGATTACTGGCATGGTGAGTCTAAGACGGGAATGAGTAAAGAGGAGCATGAGCGTAATACGATAGAGGCTTATGCAGAGGTAGGTCTTGATTGCCTTGTAATTTGGGAGGGAGACATTCGTTCAGACGAGGGTTCAGTGATTGAGCGAGTGGTGAGTTTTCTTGTCGGGTGAAACATATTTCACTCATTGAATAAAAGTCGTTTCGTATAAGATTATGTAGGTGGCAGTTATAAGGATTGCCATGACTTAACCTTAGCGAAAGGACTTATATGAGACACTTGCTCATCGCCTTTACTGTGTTATTTGCTACCAATGTAGCATTTGCTGAAGAGCCATCGGATAAGAAACCTAAAGAAGTGTGGTACGGGAACTCTGGTTCAAACATCAGCAAGCCGAAGCCTATTTCTAAAGAGCAACGACAGCTTAATCGTAGGGCAACAGAAGTTGTGATCTCAAGTACAGTAGGGCTAGTCGCTCCACCTGTGGTGGCGGCAGGTGTTATTCTTGGTGTTGGTCTTGCAGAGACTGCACAGACAGCTAAAGAGGATCGTGAAGCTAAGGCTTTAGAAACAGAAAGGCGAAAGACAGAGCAAGCTATCCGAGAGCTTGAGCGTACACCTCGTTTGAAGCGACCTAAGATTTTATCTCGTCCTAAGCCACGACCCAAACCTAAGAGAACAGTAAAACGCAAGAGTAGACCTAAGCGAAGTAAGTCTAGGCAAAGACCAGAAATCGACAGATCCCATCTCCATGAAATAAGAAGGCACATTGACGATATGCGTCATCAAGTTGACCGTATGGATCATAATGACTTTGATCGTCAACAACAGGCATTTGATCGAAAAAACACAGGCTGAAGATATTAATGGATTTCTGTAGAGAGTTAAGACTACCTAAATATGCCCTTACCAAGATCAATGATGCGGAGAAAAGGGTATGGAACAAAGATGGTATTGACCACTTTAATAACTTGCTTGAAGAGGAGTGTGGTTGGACTTTAATGGAGATGGTTTGGTTCATCAACAGGTCATTCAAGGAAGTCGGCATCAGTCTTAATAGACCGATTAAGACTGAGGGTAGTCTTACCTACTATGAATGGACTAAAGACAGCTTCACACTTTTAGTGAAGATGGGTCACCCAGAGTTTTATTTATTTATTAACGATAAAGAAATGGAAGTCAAAGACCTCATCAACCTATGGGATTATATACAATGAGATACCTATTTGCTTTGCTATTTATGATGAATACAGCGTTCGCTCAATGCCCTCC